CCTGTGTCTGGCCTGGCGCGGATGGGCGGCACCGGCGGAAAGGGAAGCGGGGAACCCGCCGGCGGCGGGCTCCCCGGGGTCAGGCGCCGATCAGGCGCAGATGATTTCCACCACGCGGTTTTCCTCCAGCCGGGCGGCGCCGAAGTTGTCTTCCCAGAACACCTGCGTGGTGTAGGAAAGATCCTCGCGCTCCGTGATGCGGCCCTTGGGCGTGCCGCCCTTGCCCAGCGCCATGCCCTGCTTCTGCCACACGGGCAGGCGGAACTGGTTGGAGCCGTTCAGCGGCAGGCCCTCGTAGCGGATGAACTCGAAGCCCATGAAGCGCTTGAGCTTGCCTTCCTTCAGCGCCTGCAGCTCGCCGGCGAAATCGCGGCTGGTGGCCTCCGTGGTGCTCAGCAGCTCGCCCCACTGCTTCTTGGTGACCGCGATGGAGGCATCGGCCAGGTTCTGGTCGTCCATCTCGTCCACCGCCTCGTAGCCGAACAGCAGCGCGCGCGCCTCGATCAGCTTGGAGATGGTCAGGCCCGCGTTGCCGCTGCCGGAGCCGTAGGCCCAGCTGTTCACCGCCACCTGGTTGGCGGCCGGGAAGGCCACGGTGCTGGTGCCGTCCTCGCCGGTGGTGGCGGTGGCAAAGAAGGCGTTGACGATCTTGCGGTCCTTGGCGCGGTTCATGGCGGCAATGCCGGCCATGGCATAGGTGCTGGTGGGGTCCACCAGCATGCGCACCTTGTCGGGATCGTCGATCAGATCGGCCCACTGCTCGGTGTCCAGCGAAATCCAGCGGCGGCGGTGCGGCAGCGGGGTGTAGGGGGTGCGGCCGTGCCGCTCCGTCTTGGTCACGGTCTCGCTCTGGCCCACCTGGTCCACGCTGCCGCGCTTGCCGGTGATGGGCACGATGGTCACGGCACGCTCGAAGCGGCTCATGCGCTGCTGGGCCAGCATCAGCATGTTGCTGGAATACTGCTGGACGAAGCCGGTGGTGATCTCGAACGACATGCGGGGAAACTCCCGATCGCGCGTTTGCACAATCGGCTAAGCTCCCCGGCAATTTCGTGCTGGCCGGTGGGGGCGGTCAGGTGGACGGGCCCGCAGGCTGCCGCTCCCCACCGATTTCGGCCCGTCACCGCCGCAGGTCAGCCGGACCCGCGCCTTGCCCCCATTTCAGCGGGGCCGTCTCTGGCCGGGCCGGCCGGACGCTTGCGCGTTCCCCGGCTCCCGGCTGGTGCGACAGTGATGCCACACCGGCCGGTTTCGATGCAAGGGTGTTATGCCGCGCTGGGATAGGCCATGGCGTGCAGCCGGTTCCACTTTTCCAGGTGCTGCGGCCGGTTCGGGTGGGCGAGGTTGGAGAACTCGCGATAGAACTCCTTGTCGGCGCGCAGGCGGGCGATTTCCTCCTGCGCCTCGGCCGGCGTCAGGGTGCGGTTGCCGTTGCCGGTGCCGGTGCCGCCGCGCAAATCGGCCGGCTCGGCGATGCGCTTGCCGATCTCGGCCCAGGCCTTCACCAGCAGCGGGTGGTTGCCCAGCAGCGTGCCGTCCGGCATCACCGTGGTGGCCAGCAGCTCGCCCAGCTCCTTGCCGCCCAGCTCGGCGATGGCGCGGTTGGCGGCATGGATGCGGTCGTCGAACGCATCGCCGTATTCGGCCTTCAGGTCGCGCACCACGGCGGCCTCGATCTCGGCCGCGCGGGTCGCCCGCGCCTCCTGCGCCGCCGTCACCTGGCCGCCGTACAGCTCCATCACGCCCGCCGCCTGGCGGGCGGACAGGCCCAGCTTGTGGAAGGCCTCGCGCGCCGCCGGCTCCACCTCCGGCAGCAGCCCCTCCGGCAGCGCGCCGAACTGGTAGCCCTCCGGCTTCTCGGGCCGGCCGAGGCGGCCATAGATCTCCGCCCATTCCGGCGCGGCCTCGTCGGCCGGCAGGCGCAGCACCTGGCCCTTGTCCAGCCCGATCATGCGCGCCGCGTTGGCGTAGCTCTTGGCCAGCGCGCCGGGGTCCTTGATGTCCTTGAACACCGGATCGGCGCGGAATTCCTCCGGCAGCCAGTCGCGGGGGTCGGACGTGCCGGCGGGCGGCGCGCCTCCGGCCGGCGGGGTTGCCTCGGGCGGTGCGCCGCCGCCGGTCAGCAGGGGGGCAGCGGCCGGCGGGGCCGCGGGTGTGGTTTCGCTCATGCGCGTGCTCCTTCAATGGCCTTTCGGGCTACCGCTTCACCGGCTCCCGTCAGCCACCACCAGGAGGTTTCCGGGGTATTGCCGGTTCCCCGTTCATCACGGCTTCCGGCGCCCATGACCCAGCCATTGTAATACCATTCCTGCATCTTGCTGCCGCTTGTGCGCAGGGTTGCACGGTTGATCATGATGCAGCCACCACACGGCTGCACTTGCTCCAACAAAGCACGAAAAAGTTCCTTTTCGCGTTTTGTATAGCTGGTGAGTGCGGGTTGGGGGATGTTTGTCTGCCCCCAATCTCGCGCTTTTTTGCTGATAAAGTTATCGCTCATGCGCCTTATTCCTCTTTCGGCGGGTTGAACAGGTTCTCGGTGTCGCCGGTCAGCGCCAGCCGGTCGAGCTGGGCGGGGTCGGCGTTCAGCATCTCGATGATCTCCAGCGCCATGCGCCGGCGACCTTCGTTGTAGGCGGCCACGCGGGCGTCCACGTCGAAGGTGGTCTGCATCACCTGGCCGCGGCGCAGGATGTCGGCCAGCACCTCCTGCCCGTCGGGCGTGGCGAAGGTGCGGCGATAGGCCAGCGCCAGCGCGCGCCGCTGCTGCTGCAGCGCCTCCTGCTCGTCCAGCACGCTGCGCGGCTGGTCACGGCGGCGGAACCAGATACGGGCCATTTCTATTCCACCAGCGCCCCGAACCGGTCGCCGCCGTCCAGCACGTGGTCCAGCGGCACCAGCACGCACCGGCTCAGCACGCCGCCGAAGCGCATTTCCTTGCTGCGCAGCGCCTCGGGCGCCGTTTCCAGCGCAGCCTTCCAGCCGCCGCTGGTGCCGCTGGCCGCGGCGTAGTGGCTGCCGCGGAACACGCTGCTGTTCAGCGCCTGGTGCCCGTTGGCCACCGCCAGCCAGCCGATCGCGCGCCCGCCCTGGTCCACCGCCGGCTCGAACTCCGCCGGGCGGGTCTTGTGCCGGCGCAGCGGCAGGGCGCGGGCGGCGGCATCGTCGCCCTCGGGGTGCTGCAGCACCACGCGCAGCCCATACTGGGCCAGCAGCTTCTGCGCCGCCGCGCGCTCGTCGGGCGGGGCCTCGCGCACCACGCCCGTTTCGGGGTCGGTGTGGATCGGCGCATAGGCGGCGGTGGCGATCAGCGTGCCGATGTTCTCCTGCCCGCCGCGCCGGCCCTGCACGTTGGTCGAAACGATGCGCTCCAGGCAGCGCTGCCACTCCGCCAGCTCCTCCGCGCGGTCGCTCGCGGTGCCCTCGGCCACGCGCATGGCCCATTCGGCCAGTTCCTCGCTGGTGGCGGGCTCGTCGTGCAGCGCGATGTCGGCGGCGGCCAGCAGGATGCCGAACTGCTCCGGCGCGCGGTCGGACAGGCCCGCCTGCTTCAGCGCATGGTGCCAGCGCGGCAGCTCCTCGTTGAAGCGGTGCCAGCCATCCATCATGCGGCGGAACAGCCGCCGGCCCAGCAGCGCCAGCTCGCTCGGCTTCAGCACCAGCGGCGGCGCATCGGCCGCCAGCGGCTTCAGGGACAGCAGCATCAGGCGGGACAGGTCCTGCGCCTTCAGCGCCGGCCGCAGGATGCTGTTCATCATGCCCATGAAGCGCACGGTGAAGGTGGCGCTGCCATGCTCGGCGGTGCCGCGCAGCATCAGGCTGCCGGTGCTGGCCGCGCGCAGCAGCTGCACCAGGGATTTCACCCGCTCCGGGGTTTCCTCCGCCTCGGCATCGTCGAACAGCACCGGCAGGCAGGCATGGCCCAGCACGTTCCGCACGCCCGCGCTGGTGGCATCGCCGGTGCGCACGCATCCCGCCGGCTCGTGCAGGATCATGCCCACGGCGCGGAACAGGGTGGACTTGCCGGCGGCGCGCGGCCCGGTGGCCCAGCCATGCGGGCGCCAGTCCAGCGCGCCGGCATAGAAGCTGGCCACGATCCAGCCCAGCATCAGCCGGCGGTCGAGCTCGGGCCGTTCCCAGTTCCAGCGGCCCAGCAGGTCCCACAGCTCCCCGGCCGGGCCGCCACTGCCGCCGGGCTGGAATTCCTGCGCCGGGCGCGGGCGCGGGGCGGCGGTGGGATACACATAGTCGCCGATGCGGCCGGGGCGCATGGTGGTGTGGCCGGCCACGATCACGTCGCCGAAATGCTGCACCAGGTCGTCGTCGGCGCCGCGATGCGTGCCGGTGCCGCGCACGCGGCCCAAAGGATTGAACACGCCTTCCGCAGCGCAGGCATTCATCAGGTCGCGCGCCACCGCATCGGGCTTGAAGTCCACCACGATCTCGGCATCGCCGCGGGCCTTGATGGTCTTGGCCCATTCCGGCTTCTTCTCCGCCGCCCCCAGCAGCCAGTCGCCGCGCGGGGCGAACAGGTTGTGCAGCGTCAGCTTGGACAGCTTGGCGGCTTGCACCGCGCGCACCTGGCCCACCACGTCCAGGAACCACAGCGTGCCGTCGTTGGTGCCCAGCGGGATGATCGGGCAGTCCTCCGGCACGAAGTCCTCCCCGCCACGGCGCGGCCGGCGCGGCTCGGCCTCGGCCAGCCGGGTGCGCAGCGGGGAAACGTTGGGGGCGTTGCTGCCGCTCATGCTGTCTGTTTCCGTTCGCTGCCAGTGAGCACGGCTTGCCGCCACGCATTGAAGTCCTTGAAGCCCTCGGGCGGGCGGGCCTCGCGCACGTCGCGGCCCTCGGCGGTGTAGCGCGCCACCGCGGCCTCGATCGCGTGCGCGCTGCTCTGGTTCTCGCCGTCGCGGTCCAGGCACAGCACCACCGTGCCGATGCTGGCCGGCAGGTCGATCGCGCCGAGATTGCCCACGTTGATGGCGGCCAGCACGCGCCAGTCCGGCATTTCGGTGGCGATGGTCAGCGCATCCTCGATGCCCTCGCACAGCGCCACCACGTCGCCCTCCGGCGCGCGCGCCAGCGGCTGGCCGGAGGCCCCGCGCGCCAGCGGGATGTAGCCGCCGCGCTGCTCGCCCAGCACCTTCTTGGCGCTGCGCAGCTTCGCCTTCTGCCACTGGCCGGTGGGCGTGCGGTCGATCCAGGTGCGGTGCACGCCGATCATCTCGCTGCCGCGCATGATGCAGGCCACCATGGCCGGCGCCGCGCGGTTGCGCTCCGGGCACTGGCATTCCGGGTCGAAGCGCAGGGCATTGGGCACGTGCACCAGGTCGGCGCGGCGGATGCCGCGGCCGTGCAGGTAGTGCTCGACCGGGCTGGTGGGCCAGGGCAGGGCGTTGGCGAAGATCCTGCGGGCGATCTTGTGCCGGTGCGCGGCCACGTGCTGCGGGTCCTGGCGCGGCCGGGGCGGCGGCGGCGCCACCTCGCGCGCCCGCTCTCCGGACAGGCCCAGCCAGGCGCGCGCCCATTTCAGCGCCTCGCCCTTGTCGCCGCCGGTGCGGGTGGCGGCCACCAGGTCCAGCAGGTCGCCCGAACCGCCGCCGCCCTGGAAATCCGCCCAGCGGCCCACCTTCGTGCCGCCGATGCACACGGAAACGCCGCGGCCGGCCGAGCCGTGCAGGTCGCCGGCCACCCATTCCCGCCCCTCGCGCCGGCCGCCCGGCAGCAGCTCCACCGCCAGCTGCTCGGCCGCGGCGGTGAGGCGGGAGACGATCTCCTGGATCGAATGCAGCGCGGGGCGGGTCATGCCGGCGCGCCGCCGCCCTGGATGCCGGCCAGCGTGGCCAGCGCGGCAGCGCCGTCCTTGGCGGCCCCGGCGCCGCTGGCCAGCATCTCGGCCTGGGCCATCTGCTGCTGCTGGCTGGCGCGGTCGGCGCGGCGCGCGGCGATCTGCTCGGCGCTGCGCATCAGGCTGGCCGGCGCCCCGTGGCGGTCGCCGAGGTATTGCGCCGCCGCGTCCGTGTCGATCGCGTCCAGGATCGTCGGGTCGGCCTGCACCAGCGGCTGCAGCGCGCCGAACCAGCGCATCACGGTTTCCGCATCCGCCAGCCGCTGCGCGCGCGACAGCGGGCCCTGGTATTCCACCCACCAGCCGCCGCCGCGTGCCAGGCTGGCCGGCAGCGGCGGAAACAGCCCGTTGCGCAGCAGGATGGCGAAGCTCCGCTCGATCAGCGGGGACAGCAGCTCGGCCTCCAGCCGCTCCACCATCGGCCCCAGCAGGCGCAGCAGCTCGTCGCGGCGCTGCAGCACCTCGGTGGCGGTCATGTTCGGCTGCTGCGGCAGGCGCAGCCACGTCGTGTAGAAGATGCCGCTGATGCGCTCCTGCACCATCTCGATGAACTGGAAGGCCAGGTCCGGCCGCGCCCCGGTCTGGATCGGCCCCATGCGGTCCATGCCGCGCGTGTCGGTGCGCAGGTAGTTGAGCGCGCCGGGGTTCATGTTCGGCGCATTCAGGAACCCATCGTCAGGCAGCGCCATGGGCGGGTCCACCGCCTTGGCCAGGGCGCGCAGGTTCAGCTCCTCCGCCTTGTTCAGCATCTTCACGTCGGCCAGCGCGTTCACGCCGCAGCCGGCGCCGTAGGTCTCGCCGCTGCGCAGGCTCCAGCGCGGCACCGCGAAGGGAAACTCCTGGTAGCGGCCGTGCTCCAGGTAATGCTCCTGCTGGCACCACAGCGTATTCCAGCCGCCGCGGCCGTCCGGCTCGGTGGCGTGGGTCAGCGGTGTGGGCTCGTCCGGGCTTTTCGCGGCCTTGCGGCGCAGCGCCTCGGGCGCGGTATCCGGCCACAGCCGCAGCACTTCGCGCAGCGGCAGGTGGTACTCGCGATACAGCGTGTCCACCTGGCGGTCGGCGTTCTCGGCATAGTAGCACTCGGCCAGCGGGATGGACTGGAAGCGCGGGCCGCGCCGTCCCTTGTCGGCGGTGAACACCACGCCGCTGCCGGGGCCGGCCACCTCCAGGTAGGTTTCGTGCAGCGCCACGCCGAAGCCGCTGGCGGGCGCCTTGAAATAGCCGTCCATGATGTCGCCGGCGGCCTCGAACCAGGCCAGCGCGGCGCGGTCGCGCGCCAGCTCCGGCGCCGGGCGCAGCTTGAACCACTTCAGCGCCGGGGAGGTCAGCATGCCGTGCAGCCCGCCGGCCAGCTGCTCCAGCGCCAGCACCGAATGCGTGTTGAAGATCCGCGCGCTGCGCTTGCTGCCCGGCGCATGGGTGGTGCTGAAGGCCCGGCTGGGGATCATGTAGTCGGCGATTTCCTGCCACAGGCTTTCATGCGTGCTGCGCGCGGATTTCAGCTGCGCCAGCCGCTGCTTGGCGGCCTTCGGGTCGATGCTCATGCCGGCGCGCCCTCGTCTTGCGGCTTGGCTTCCGGCTGCGGCTGGCGCGCCCGGCGGGCGGCGATCTCGCGTTCCTCACGCTGGCGCCGGTTCTCCACGTAGCTCTGGGTCATGCAGGCCGCGGCCAGCATGGCGCCGATCTCATACTGGCCGGTGCTGCCCACCCGCTGGGTGCCGATCCCCTCGCAGTAGGGCGCGCGCCCGCCCGGCGGGCAATCCAGCCAGAACCCCCAGCCTTCGGGGAAGGCGCTGCGCGCGGCGGCGAAATCCTGGCTGTAGCGGGTGCGCGGGTTCGCGCCCAGCTTCTGCGCCACCAGCCCGTCCAGCGTGATGCTGGGCGCCTCGGCCTGCGCCGCGGCCAGGCCGATCTCGTGCCATGTCATGCTCATGCGTCCACTCCCAGCAGGGTGCGCCGCGCATCGGGCGCGGCGGTGTAGCTGCCGGGCGGTCCCAGCAGCGTGGTGGCCCGGCCGCGCAGCCCGGCGATGCGCTGGCGCTCCCCGGCCGCGGTGGCGGCCATGTCGTCGCGCACCGGGGCCGGCGGCGGGATCACCGGGGCGGACGGTGCGGCCCCCCGGGCGCCGCCGCCCATCAGGCCGGCCATGGTTCGAACCTCGCGCTGGCGCTGCCGGTCATGCCCTATTCCTCCCGGCTGATGGTGATGCTGGGGCCGGCGCTTTCGGTGGTCACCACGGCGGGGCGCACGGTCAGCGAACCGGCCGCGCTGGTCACCACGTCGAAGGTGCGGCTGTTGCGCGCGCTGCCCCGGATGCGGATGGTGGCGCCCACGTTGAATAGCGCCAGCCCGTTGCCGCTGTCGGCGATCGTGTTGGCGCTGGTGAACGAGATCGTGGTGCCCACCAGGATGCCGCCGGCGCCGTCGCGGCGCTGCAGCCGGGTCTGGTTGCGCCGCGAGCCGTTGACGGCGGCGGATCGGTCGTTGCGCTGGCT